CACAGACGATAAGACACCAGAAAATCCAATTCGTAGATTTATCATTAGTCCACAGATTTTTAACTTGATCAAATCAGCATTACTTGATCCAGAGTTAGAAAACTTACCAACAGACTACCAAGGTGGTCTAGACTTTACAGTTACTAAAACATCAAAAGGTGGTTATGCTGACTACTCAACTAGTAAATGGTCACGCAAAGAATCTGCACTAACAGCAGAAGAAGCCGCGGCAATTGAAACTCATGGCTTATACAACTTGAAAGATTTCTTACCTAAGAAACCAAGCGAAGTTGAACTTAAAGTCATGAAAGAAATGTTTGAAGCAAGTGTAGATGGGCAAGCATATGACGCAGAACGTTGGGGTAACTATTACAAACCAAGAGGCGTAACAATCGTCTCAGCTGAATCAGCTACACCTGTAGCACAAACAGCAACACCAGCACCAGCAGATGAAGAATTTGAAACTGCACCAGCTGTTGTTGCTCCAGTGGTTGCAGAGGCAGCACCAGCGGCGCCTACAGCACCAGTTGCAACACCTCCAGCGGGTGGAACAGCACGTGCCGAAGACATCCTGGCGATGATTCGTAATAGACAAAAAACTTCTTAATAAGTAAAGATAACGGGTAGAGCTTAGGTTCTACCCAGTTATTTCAACGAGGACACATTATGGCAAAACCATTCGATATATCAAAATTTAGAAAGTCAATTACTAAAAGCATTGATGGCTTAGGTATTGGCTTTAACGATCCTACAGATTGGATCAGCACTGGCAACTACACATTAAACTACTTACTATCTGGTAACTTTGAAAGAGGTATTCCGATGGGTAAAGTAACTGTATTTGCAGGCGAATCTGGCGCAGGCAAATCATTTATCTGCTCAGGTAACATTGTGCGTCATGCACAAGAACAGGGCATTTATGTAATTTTAATTGATACAGAAAACGCACTTGATGAAGCATGGTTACACGCACTTGGTGTAGATACTACAGAAGACAAATTACTAAAACTTAACATGGCTATGATCGATGATGTGGCTAAGGTTATCAGTGACTTTGTTAAAGAGTATCGTACACTACCAGAAGAAGATCGTCCAAAGGTACTGTTTGTATTAGATTCATTGGGTATGATGCTTACACCAACAGACGTTAACCAGTTTGAAGCAGGTGAGATGAAAGGTGATATGGGTCGTAAACCTAAAGCACTTACAGCACTTGTGCGTAACTGTGTGAACATGTTTGGTACATTAAATCTTGGATTAGTTTGTACTAACCATACATACGCTAGTCAAGACATGTTTGATCCAGATGATAAGATATCAGGTGGTCAAGGATTTATCTACGCAAGTTCAATCGTTGTAGCTATGCGTAAACTAAAACTTAAAACAGATGCTGATGGTAACAAGACCACAACAGTTAACGGCATCCGTGCCGCTTGTAAGATCATGAAAACACGTTATGCTAAACCGTTTGAGTCAGTACAAGTCGAGATTCCATATGAAACTGGTATGAGTCCATATAGTGGATTAACAGACATGTTAGAAGCTAAGAGCTTGCTGGCTAAAGAAGGTAACAGTTTAGTTTACACCTTTGCTGATAAAACAACTATTAAACAATTCCGTAAAGCGTGGGAACGCAATGAAGATGGCTGTTTAGATAAAGTAATGAAAGAATTATCATCTAATGTAACTTTACTAAGCACTGAATCAAAAGTAGTTGAAGAAACAGACGAGGAGACAGCAGAATGAGCATTGAGTTAGATATCGCCAGTGAAGTTTGGCTTACTTGCAAAGAGTATATCAATCCCAAAGATCGCCAGGCTGCCGCAGATCATGTTATTAGTGTTGCGGCTGATCATAATATCACTGAAAGTGAGCTTAAAACCTTTGGTGGTACTGATGCTTATCTAGGTCGTGCTGTTAAAGAGTATCTTGGCGATGAAGAAGATCAAGCAATCGCTGATGAAGAAGATGACGGTGACGACTATTAATGTGGTATAGTCGTGTAGTTGCAAGTTTAGGCAGTATTCCGGACTTTATAGATCACTATGAAAAAGAACTGGACGATGCCAAAACAGAAGTTGGGGTCTATGGCAACATAGAAAAAAATCTTGCTGGCCTGCCTGGTATTACAGAACGCCGTTTTAATCAATTACAAGAGATTGAAGCGGTTCTCAACTATCTAAATATTCAACTACGCAAGATACGTACTAAACACTTTAAGAAATATCTAGAAAACTATCAACGTGCATTAACTAGTCGTGATGTTGAAAAGTATGTAGATGGTGAAGACGAAGTCATTGATTTTGAAACTATTATCAATGAAGTAGCACTATTGCGTAATCGCTGGTTAGGTATCATGAAAGGTCTTGAAAGTAAGAACTTCATGCTTGGCCATGTTACACGGTTAAGAACAGCAGGCATGGAGGACGCATCAATTGGCTAATCATAATCAAAAAACATTAAATCTTATAAATGGGTATGATACATTCTTAGAAAGTCTACGTACCATCTGCGACATGGGCTGCGGAACTGGCGGAGATATTACATGGTGGGCTATGCTAGAAAGCAAGGATGATCCACCAGAGCCATATAATTATAATTGTTTCGCTGTTGATCGAGATGCAAATAAATTAAGTCAAGTTCCTGATCTCACAAACATCAATAAGATTAACAGAGATTTTACTGATCGGCGCATTATTCCTGTTAATGTTGACCTAATGTGGAGCCATGATAGTCTACAATATAGTCATAATCCATTGGAAACACTACGATTTTGGAATGAGCAGATGAATGTTAATGGCATGCTGGTCATTCATGTTCCGCAAAATAATGGCGTAGAAAATAATAGATACTATAGTAGAACTTATAATAATTGCTATTATAATCATACTCCTACTAGTTTAATGTACATGTTAGCAGTTAACGGTTTTGACTGCCGTGACGCGTATCTATTAAAAAAGTTTAATGATCCATGGATACAGATGGCAGTATATAAGAGTGATGTAGAACCAATGGATCCTAAAACTACTACTTGGTTTGACCTAGCTGATAAAAATTTATTACACCCCAGTTTAGTACAAAGCATTAATAAAAATGGTTTCTTAAAACAAGAAGAAATTATTATGCCGTGGCTGGATAAAGAAAATTATTACATTGATTGGATCCCACAACAGACAGTAATTCCTGAAGAAGCAGGTGAGCCAATGGTTAATGGTATTTTTAATAAAAATATCGATGCTAAAGAATCTAAACTTAAACAAGCAAAGGCAACAACTAAAGAAACCACTTTGCTAACTCCTGTTGGTATAACACGCCCACCCAAGGAAAGATTCGTAAAGTGATCAATAGAGTTGTATTATGCACCGGCGGATTTGATCCATTACATAGCGGGCATATAGAATATCTCAAGTCTGCTAAAACATTAGGTAATGTCTTGATAGTAGGAGTCAACAGCGATGCTTGGCTTGAACGTAAGAAAGGTCGTGCTTTCATGCCCGGCCCTGAACGTGTAAGTATCCTCGAGCATCTCAAGTTCGTCGACGGAGTCATCTTGTTTAACGATGATGATGACACGGCGTTAGAAGCCATACACAATGTCAAAGATCTATATCCCAACAGCCAGATCATATTTGCTAATGGTGGTGATCGCACAGAAAATAATATTCCAGAGATGATCGTTAAAGATGTAGAGTTTGCGTTTGGAGTTGGCGGCGAAAATAAAAAGAATTCAAGTAGTTGGATCTTGGAAGAGTGGAAAGCTTCTAAAACTATCCGTCCTTGGGGATATTATCGTGTCCTACATGAAGTGCCTGGAACTAAAGTAAAAGAACTTACTGTAGAGCCAAAGCATAGTTTGACTATGCAACGGCATTTTGATCGTAGTGAATATTGGCATGTCTCAGAAGGTCGATGTGTGATAGCAACTGAAGCAGATAATAACAAAGGTTTTCGAGAACTTAGCACACACAATGGATTTATTATTCCAGCAGAAACCTGGCATAAACTAAGTAACCCATATGATGTTCCATGTAAAATAGTAGAAATACAATACGGAATAGCCTGCGTTGAAGATGATATAGAACGTAGATAAATACTAGATAATGAAGATATCTGAACTTAATCTAGTAGAAGCTAAGGGATTTTTTGGTCGTAGACCTGGAGACCCGTATGTTCACACCGACGGTATTACTGCTGAATTTAAACAAGTAACCCCATTTCCACCCCCTAAGCAAGGTGCATACGCTAGCGCAGAAGAGCGCGATCAGCATATCGCTAATCTAGAAAAGAAAGTACTACGTGATAAAATCCTATGGGTTAATAACCCAGGTAACAATAAAGCATTTGCGGTAGCACAACTACAAACCAGCGATGGTGATGCTGTTTATTGGGGTCGTTATATCAACACCACACAAGGTGTGCTCACAGGTAAATGGGCTAACAACGAAATACCCACAGGATGGAAATTAAACACAGCAACTTCAAAAAAACTAGCCACAGGCTATGACCCACAAACATTGGTAGGTGTAGGCACAAGTTTTCCTAATATTGATCAAGCCCTACTCACTATTAAAACTAAATTAAAAAACGTTGAGCATGAAAAACAATTATCAGAAGCATTAGCTGCAGTCCGGCAAGGACAATTACCAGTATTCCGTGGTATGGCCGCCCAGATGCCAGCACTACGTGATTACTTTGGCGAGATCTTAACTCCTGTAGCTCTAGCCAGTGGTGTCATTGGCGGAGATGCTGATCTAGCACGTAAAGATGTCTTAGGTTCACCTTATGCAAAATGTAAAGTGCGTTGGCCGATGAGTAAGACACACAACTTAGTTGACAGCGTGTTCCAATCAGCAAAGGGCGCAGATCTTGGTATTAGCAGTAAAGGTGGTGCAGGTGCTAAAGCCAGTGCTAAGAATATCTATGATGCCATCGAAAAAGCAAGGACTACTAACCCACAACTAATAAAAACCTACAAGAAAGTAGTTAACGCTATCAATATTATTAATACTTTAACAGCTTTAGATGCACCACTTGAACTAGGCGTGGCATTTGGAATCATTGATGCACGTACCTCAGTAGATTGCCGCAATATGATCAACACTGGTGTTAATCGACTACCTGCCAAGTATGCTAAATTATGTAGTAATTTTTCTCCAGAATTAACTAATAAAAATTATAATGCTGGTTTACACTTATTAAGCAGTATTGCCAAACACGTAGCCAATAGATTAAATGCTATACCAAATATGAGCGAAGGAATAAAGGCGTTCATGAATCAATCTAGCATAGTCCAGATCTATCTCGATATGAAAGTCCAAGGGCAAGATGCTGTAGTTACGGGATTCCGGTCAATCTACCCACCAAACTTTGAAGGCACAATGATCATTGATGCTGGTAAAAGTTATTATGCAACAATGAAACCCAGCAAATTTGCTTTTGGTTTCAAATAATCATTTGACCTTTATCCAAAAGTCTGTTATAATTAATCATAAGTAAGAAAATGCCGGCTTGCGCAGAGTGGGATTGCAC